GCAAAGACGAAAACAGAAAATGGGTTTATTTCTCTTTGCAAGAAGTCATCACCACTTTTGAATGTTTCAGTAGCGTCACTTAGAATGTCTCTATCCTTGCTTACAACAACATCATTCAAAACTACAAATGCCCAAAGCTCGTCAGTATTAAATTGGGAGTACATATCAATAGCCCGGTCAACAGATACTGAGTCAGAAATTCTAACAGCAAAGCTAGCAGTAATAGTTCCTTGAGCAGGAGTACCTACGTCATATGGCAAATTGTAGGTAAACTCAGTTGGGCTGATCACAGTAATTGTGAATATTCCGTTGTAACCAAATGCTTTATCTTCTAAAAGAATAGGCGATCCGGTATCTGGACTAGGTGGATCTCCAGATATTTGATACGTGAAATTTCGTCTATTTGGGACGCGAAGCAAAGGATGCTCTCCATTATATTCAGCGTTATCTGCACCTTGGACAATGATGTTTTCCTGATAATTTTGAGTCAAATCGTGATCAAACTGTGTTTCTGCAGCTGCAATATCATCAGTCTGGGTAAGATTAATAATAGGATTAGGAGTTAAAGCACCGCTAATGATTACATCACGACCAGATATAAGGTTATGGGGGGCGCCTGTAGTAGCTGTTACTGTGCCCGCAGCATACTCGAGGCTAACAATGTCAACCGTGCTGTTAAACAGGTCGGTTAGGGTAGGCATTTTGGTTTGCAGCTGGATTACCACATCATTTGACTTCATTCTGGCCCACCCTTGGTGATTTCTGATATAACACGTGACCTCATAAGATTTTCAATATCCTTCTTATTTAGGTCAATTGATCGCTTCATGTATGGACGTGGTGCAACTTTTCTTCCACCAAACTCTAAAACCGCAGAGTATTCCGCCGTGTTACCAAAACTGAGCTGCGTAGAACCTTGCCTAGTGAAATTTAGGCTTTTCCACAAATTTCCGCTTAGGTTAGCAGGTGCCTCTCCAGGAGCAGACGCCTGATGACGTCTTTTGACGATCTTTCTGGCCCCTTTTCCTGTTGAGCGATATGGTACATTCTTATACACCCGTCCATTCTTGTTTTTATCAAGAATAAGTTCCTTTGAGGTGCTTACCAGGCGTTTACCAACATCCTGAAGAGCCTGAACAACGCCTTTCTGGGTGTTCTGGTTCATCTTCTTTATCAGCTCAATGGCTTCTTTAGATCTAGGTGGTGCATGTATGCCTTGCATCTACGCCTCGTTAACAGGTTTTCCTGTGGGACCACGAATTGTGGTTTTAATAATTAATGTCAAATTCAACAAGCTATCGTTATTAACGTCTAATATCTTATGCCAGACGCCTCGATACTGGATCCAAACATTAGCATCGATATCATCACGATACCTCATCGACCACTCGTGAGTAGCCTCTACAAATGTATTAGTATCATCAAATGGATACTCAACACCACTTGTACTCTTAACTTGAGCCCATACCTGGTCAATCAAGGTGAATTCCTCGGTATGATTGGTTCCCCTTGAAAGCGGAGCTGTCAAATCACGCCTATATAATGATATGCGATTCCTCATATCACCTATACAGGTTTGCTTTTTAACTGCTCTAATCTTTTCGCATACAGGCATTATTAGTTCCTAACCATACCAATGCTTCTAATTCTCCAAATGTCATATTCGTTCTTAGCCTCAGTTGGAAGCAAGAGCTCACATGACTTAGAATCACATCCGCTACAATCACCACGGTTTTCATACATAGCCGCAATATGCTGAAGCATTCCCAATCGTAATCCAGCAGGAATATCTGATGGATCATCACCAAATCCAGCCACGAATCTAATCCTAATAGTCAGAAGGCATAGAAAAACGGATGGGAGGACACTTTCAATTGCATTCATCTCTACATATGGAAATGATAGGGTGCTTGGCAACAAAGTATAGTTCGAAGGGTCTATCACTATCGGTGTCTGGCCCTTGGGGGTAAATTCTATTTCTGTAACAGATTGAACTGGGTACTTCCTAATCTGAAAAGTGGCACTAAAAATGTCGCGAAAGGTATCAAATGTTGTCGTGAAAAAAGTAAGCTTCGTATACTTCTGACAAAAATCTGACGCTGCCTCAATCATCAACAGGAGAAGCGCGTCTTCAGATGTATCAGTTGGGTCTAACCGAAGATAGCTCTTAACCTCTTCCAAAGTAAGTGGAAGCGTTGAGGGGGGATTAATTGGCACATACGGGAAGTTCTGGTCAACATTTGTGAACCCGTATGGGCTTAAACTCATATATTGAAGCATTATAACCCCAGCTTATTAATCTCTGGCACATAACTAATATAAAGAAGAACGCGTCCAGAGGTATAATCTGCGCTACCGCCGGTATATTCGGCCACGATATCACTTTTGCTTTGTGAAAATGTTCCAAAAGGAACCTCAGCATCGCCCCATCGGGCCCTAGCGCCAGATATGTTTTGGAGCGAAGACGCATCAACATCACTGTAGCTAACACCTGATCCAATTACTCTTAAGTCTCTATCACCACCGGCAAAGTTTGGACCGCTGGATGTGGCTCTGAAATCTTCCAGGTTAACACTCATTCTGGGTGAATAAGATTTAACTAAGGTAACAGGACCATTTCCTAAGTTATCTGAGTTTAGCTCTACGGCAGCAAACTTAACAGTTGGAGGGGAGTCAGGAAGCTCTCCGTTATTGCTAATATGAATATTTTCATTCTCATTAGCTTGGGAAGTAGCATCCCACGACACGTCTGGGCCAACATCATCACCGCCAAATGGGACTGGGATGGTAAATGTATTTGACCCAGTAACCGTTCCCGTATATGTTCCAGCGTATTGAGTATTTCCTAAAATTGAAACACCAAAATCACCTGTTTTCTGATGCCCTTCGGGGGTTGTAACAATAGTTGTACCTGAACCACCGTCTGAGAACGATGCAATAAAGCTAAATGCAGGAGCCGTCCATTGTCCGCCATTATTAACATTGGTAAATGGGGTGGCCACTGAAAAACTGTTCGCTGAAATTACAGTAGCTTGATAAAAATTATTATCATAATCTGCGGTATTTTCTAGCGTGGCTAAAAAGGTGCCAGTTAAACCATGATCTGTTGTCGTGGTAACCAAAATGCTTCCGCCATTATCAGTAATCGTCCCGATTGACCCATGAGGACCCACATCGAAGAATGTTCCAAGTAAATAAGCATATGGATTGTCATTAATTAAAAAACTACCTAATATCTGACAGGTCGGGCTTATGTATATGTAAGATGACCGGGCTCCAAGTGTAGCAACATTGCCTGTAAATCCGCCTGCGCCAACAAGTCCATCTAGAGTAATAACTGGGCCAACCAAAGTTGTTGCCAAGTCCAAAATCTCTTTTATTGAGACAAAAATAGCATTTGTCAATGAAAGGCCTGTGACAGGCGTCCCCTGAACAAATATCTTTTCAATGATAATAGAGAATGTGCTGTTGATGAATCCAAGTGATTCGCAATCCTGGAACACCGTCTCACTAATAAATACAGATCCACCAGCACCGGAAGTAATCTCAAATATTGTCCCAGTTGAACACTGCAGAGATATCTCCTCTAGAACCAAGAACATTAACCCGGAAGACCTAAGCATCGCACCGGTAGTATCTGAAGATAATGACACTCCAGGACATGCGCTTATTTTGCAACTGAAGCCACTATCAATCACGAAATAGTTGCTAACCAAGTCAATATCTTCAGAAATCAAGTACCAGGTGTTGTCTTCCAAATGAATACCACCACTCATATCTGGCTCAGGGAAACCAGATAGGTTTTCGACAACACGAAACTTACCAAACACGGGAGCTGTGCCATTGAGTTGATCTGCTGTAGCGGTGACAGGAACCCCATCAATTGACCACTGACCTAAAGAAAAATTGTAAATATTGTTTTTATTTACAATATCAGGTCTTGCTATATAATTCTTTACATTTCGATCCATGGTCATTCCTTACCCCACATATACATTAACATTATCAGGGGCAGCACCAAATTCAGTAAACAAAACACTTACCCATGCAGTGGTAGGGATTGGAGGGACTGTATAAGCACCATTTGCAAGGTATTTACCAATTTCTGTTCCGCCAAGACTGATGGGAACCCAGTTAGCTCGATCAATACTTACTTCTACAGTAACTGCGCCTCCGCCAAGACTTGTGGCATCAACCAGGACTGTCATTGCTGAGCCTTTTCCATTAATCGCCATACTTCTAGTTGTTGAACTCACATTGCTAAGCAAAGCTTCCATCGGGTCTTCTCCTAAACTTGTAGAGATCCATATTTCTGGATCTTAGTTAAACCATCTTTAGTCTTGAAATAGGTTTTGCATTCATTCAGCAAATCCTCAAGTGACTTTCTTCCATCCAGCTTGTACTGGAAGTTATCAAACATAAATTCTTTTAATTTCTTCTT